ACCCAATGGCTACGTTCAATCGCTAGTGCAGAATGGCATAAAGACGAGATGGATAAATGTTGGGCTAGACTTAAAGGACAATTAGAGGAAATATAATGGCATTTACAAATTACACTACGTTTATAGCGGTAGTCGCAGACTATTTAGCCAGGACAGACCTTACCAGTCAAATACCTGACTTCGTAAACCTAGCACAAAATAGAATGAGTCGTGACTTACGAGTAAGACAAATGCTAAAGGTAGCCACAGCAAATACTACAGGTGGTGATAGCACAGTCGCTTTACCTTCTGACTTTTTAGAATTACGAGAAATACATATTACAGGTAATCCACCTAAAAATTTAGAGTTTCAATCCCCTGACTTATTCTTTCGTAATGGTCAAGTAGCAAACTCTGGTTTACCTACAAAATTTACAATACTAGCAACAGAATTTCAATTTTCACCTGCACCGGATGGCACATACGAAGTGCAAATGCTTTATTACGCTAAACCCACATTTATTTCTAGTTCTACATCTAGTAATTTATTTTTAGCTTATTTCCAAGATGCTTTATTGTATGCAACATTAGGTGAAGCTGAACCTTATCTACTTAATGATGCAAGAACACAAACGTGGTCTGCCTTGTATGACAGAGCAATTAGCAACATTATTAGTAGTGATCTTGGTGGAACGTATGCTAGTACTTCATTAAACGTAACAACACAATAAGGAATTACCATGTCAGAATTAAGTAATTACCTAGAGAACGCACTTATAAATGCAACTCTACGAGCAACAACCTATACATCACCCGCTACCGTATATGTAGCATTATTTACTACAGACCCAACAGACGCAAATTCAGGCACAGAAGTATCAGGTGGTTCTTATGCTAGAACAGCAGTTACTTTTGCAGCACCTAGTAATGGTGTCACTACAAATTCTGCTGACGTTACATTTCCTACTTGCACTTTGGCATGGGGAGTTGTCAGTCACATAGGTATTTATGACGCATCTACATCAGGAAACCTTTTATACCATACACCATTAGACGCAAGTAAAACAGTTGATGCTGCGGATATATTTAAGATTAGTTCTGGTAGCCTTTCTGTAACTTTAGCATAAGGATAAGTCATGGCTTTAGTCGTTAAAGACAGAGTTAAAGAAACAAGCGTTACATCAGGCACAGGTACACTTACCCTTGCTGGTGCTGCTTCTGGTTTCCAAACATTTTCTACAGCTATAGGTAATACTAATACAACCTATTACGCTATCGTAGACTCTACTGCTGGAACATGGGAAGTAGGTATTGGCACGGTAGCCGCAGGTACGCTTGCTAGGACAACAGTTATTGCATCATCTAATAGTAATGCAGCAGTTAATTTTGCTGCTAACTCTAAAGATGTATTCTGTACCTACCCTGCTGATAAAGGGTTATATGTAGACGCTAGTGGTAATGCTATTGCTCTTGGAACTCCAGCATCCGCTACGCTTACAAACGCTACAGGGCTACCTTTAACCACAGGGGTAACAGGTACGCTTCCAGTAGCTAATGGTGGCACAGGCATTACAAGTTTAGGCACAGGGGTAGCAACCTTTTTAGGAACACCTACATCAGCTAATTTAGCTGCAGCAGTCACAGATGAAACAGGTTCAGGTTCTCTAGTATTTGCAACATTACCTACATTTGGCACAACAGGTGTTAAGTTTAGTGGTTCTACATCAGGCACAACTACAGTATTATCAGGAGCAACTGCAGGTACTTCTGTTCTGACACTTCCTGTAGCTACAGATACTTTAGTAGGTAAAACAACTACTGACACGCTAACTAACAAGACTTTAACATCACCAGTTATTGCTACTATTGTCAATACTGGCACTTTAACTTTACCAACTTCTACAGATACGTTGGTAGGAAAAGCTACTACAGACACACTCACTAATAAAACAGTTAATTTAACATCTAACACTTTAAGTGGCACTACTGCACAATTTAACACAGCTTTGTCAGATGGTGATTTTGCTACACTTGCAGGATCAGAAACTCTTACTAATAAAACATTAACATCACCAACACTAACAACGCCAGTATTAGGCACACCTAGCTCTGGCACATTAACTTCTTGCACAGGACTACCAATATCAACAGGTGTTAGTGGATTAGGTACTGGTGTAGCTACATTTCTAGCAACACCATCTAGTGCTAATTTAATAAGTGCTGTTACAGACGAAACAGGAACTGGTGCTTTAGTATTTGCTACTTCACCTACTTTAGTAACACCAGCACTAGGCACTCCAGCATCAGGTGTGCTTACAAATGCCACAGGATTACCGCTTACTACAGGTGTTACAGGCACATTACCTATAGCTAATGGTGGAACAGGCACAACATCAACAACCTTTACTAATTTAACTACTAATGTTACAGGCACACTTCCTGTCACTAATGGTGGTACAGGTGTAGCTACATTAACTGCTAACTATATTCCTTTTGGAAATGGTGCAAGTGCTTTATCAAGTTCATCTACACTCACATATAATGACACGACTAAATTATTAACCGCATCACAAGTAGCCGCTAGTAATGGTATCTTTGTAAACAATATGACTATTGCTGCAAGTTACACGATACCTACAGGATATGGAGCTCATAGTGTGGGAGCAGTTACATTATCAACTGGTATTACAGTCACAGTTCCTAGTGGCTCAAGATGGGTGGTTCTATAATGGCAAAAACAAAACTATCGGAATATTCAAGTACCGCAGGTAGTAATACGGATGTGCAAAGTATTAATATTGGTGAGGGAATGTTACCTTCAGATGTTAATAATGCTATGCGAGCTATTATGTCGCACCTTAAAAACTTCCAAACAGGTGCTAGTAGTGATGACCTGACTGTAGGTGGAGCATTATCTGTTACCAGCACAAGTAGCATTAAAGTACCAGTAGGCACAACAGCACAAAGACCTGCACCAGCAACAGGCATGATAAGGTATAATAGCACTACAAGTGCATACGAAGGATACAATGCTACTGCATGGACATCACTAGGTGGTGGAGCTACAGGTGGTGGCACAGATACAGTTTTTGTAGAAAATGGTCAAACCATTACAACAAGTTATACATTATCAACAAGTAAAAACGCTATGTCAGTAGGAGCAATTACTATTAATAGCGGAGTCGTAGTTACTATCCCTAGCGGTGCTAGATGGGTAGTCCTTTAGGAGAAATAAATGGCATCAACCATAAACGCAAGTACAAGTCCAGCAGCCATAGTCCAAACGGCTGACGGCACAGCAATTTTAGCTTTACAAACAGGTAACACCACAGCAGTTACTATAGACGCATCACAGAATGTAGGGATTGGTATTACGAGTCCTGTAGGTAAACTTCATGTCAGAACAGGAATAGACTCAAATTTAGAAGTACAGACTTCTACAGTTATCACAGGTGTCCAGCTTTTATCTATAAATAATGCTAGAAACGTTTATGGACCAATAGAACTTTCTGGAAGTCAAAATGTGTTTTACACTAACGGCACAGAACGTATGCGTATAGACTCTAGTGGTTATGTGATGGTGGGAACTACATCTCAAGTTGCATCAGGTAAAGTAAGTATATCTTATGCAGGTAATACCCTTCAAGGTTTAGCTTTTAATGACACTGCAAGTAATGCTACTGCCCAAGCATTAAGATTTTTATCAGGCGGAACACTTGTAGGATATATTCAAACATCAACAACAGCAACTACATATGTTACCTCATCAGATTATCGTTTAAAAGAAAACATTGCACCTATAACAGGTGCTTTAGATAAAGTTGCTCAACTAAAACCTGTTACTTATAAATGGAAAATAAATGGTTCTGATGGTCAAGGTTTTATAGCTCACGAACTTCAAGCAATAATTCCTGATTGTGTTAGTGGTGAAAAAGATGCAGTAAATGAAGATGGTTCTATTAAACCACAAGGCATAGACACATCATTCCTAGTAGCTACTCTAACAGCAGCCATACAAGAACAACAAGCTCTTATCACATCACTTACAGCAAGAATAACAGCATTGGAAGGAGCATAAGTGGCTAGGTTTGTTAAAGGGCAAGTGCCTTGGAATAAAGGTCAAGCATGGTCTGATGAAGTAAAGGCTAAATTAAGTATATCTAAAAAAGGTTTTAGACATATTCCAGAAACTGAAGCAAAAATAGTAGATAACTTATTAAGAGTAGGTCTTAAAACTAGGTTTGTAAAAGGACAAGTGGCACATAATAAAGGAATTAAAAGCCCTCGTTATACTGATGAAGAATTAAAAGCCCATCAAAAAGAATGGCGAGATAAAAATAAAGATATACTAAATGCTAATACTCAAAAGTGGCGTAAAGCAAACCCAGAAGCATTTAAAGCTATGCAAAAACGTACTAGAGAAAAACATTCAGCAAGAGTTAATGCTGACAATAATAAAAGACGTGCAGATAAATTAAATAGAACTCCTAAATGGATTACTAAAGATGATTTATGGTTAATTAAAGAAGCACATGAATTAGCTGTATTAAGAACTAAACTATTTGGATTTGATTGGCACGTTGACCATATCATCCCATTAAAAGGTAAGACAGTATCTGGACTTCATGTCCCTAACAATTTACAAGTTATAGAAGGAAAATTAAACCTTATGAAAAATAACAAATTTGAAGGAGAATTATTTTGGGAGATCTAGTTTTAGCAGGAGCAACGAGTGGCACAACAACCCTAACTCCTACAGCAGTATCAGGAACAACCACATTAACTTTGCCAGCGACAACAGGGACAGTAGTAACAAAAGACACTAATGGTATCTTATCTGTTAATGGCGTTCAATTTCCAGCAACTCAAAGTGCTAGTGCAGATGCTAATTGTTTAGATGATTATGAGGAAGGAACTTGGACACCTTCTGTTGGTGGCACTGCTACATATTATGCACAAGAGGGAAAATATACAAAAGTTGGAAAACTTATTAATTGCTTTTTTGATTTTAGCATTAACTTAATTGGAACAGGTAGCACATCTGCTATAAGTGGTTTGCCATTTACAAACTCTTCTACGATTGCCACTGGTTCAGTTTCATATTATTCAGGTATTGCTACGGCTGTAAATTTTATTTCGTTGTATGTAGCTGGTTCGGGTGCAACTTGCACTTTTGTAGCAAATACAGGAAATACAACAACTGTTGGATTAAATGGGTTTGCTATTTTTGGAAATACAGCCCGTGTAATTGGCTCAATTACATACCAAACATCATAAGGAACAATCATGGCACTTATAAAACAAACAATAATAGATAGAGTAGAAGTAGTAGAAAATGGAACTGTTCAAGTTCGTCAAGCTACTATTATTACTGATAATGGAAACCAAATTTCTCGCACATTCCATAGATGGTGCATAACTCCAGGTGAAGATTATTCTGCGCAAGAACAACAAGTGCAAGATATATGCAGAGTAACACATACACCAGAAGTAATCGCAGCTTATCAAGCACAAGTAGAAGCTAACAGAATTAAATTAGGAGCAGCACTATGACAATGACACTAGAGCAGTTAGCATAGTATAATAACATTATGTTTTATGTATATGAACACATCCGTAACGATACCAATGCCATCTTTTATGTAGGCAAGGGTAAAGCTAATCGTGCTTATACCGCTAGAAATAGAAATGAGCATTGGCATAATGTAGTAAACAAAGCACAAAGATTTACTGTAAAGTTTGTAGTAAAAGATGTAGATGAGGAACTAGCCTATCTTGCTGAAGAAGAAAGAATAGACCAGTTAAAAAGATTAGGTATTAAGTTAGCTAATATAAATGTAGGTGGTTCTGGTGTAGGTTCTGGTGATAAGCATCCTATGTGGGGTAAAGTTCATCCACAAAAAGGTATTAAACGACCAGAAGTATCTATTAAAGTTAGTGGTAAAAATAATGGTATGTGGGGAAAACCAAGCCCAATGCGTGGAGTGTCAAAGCCTAAAGGTAAAGACAGTCCTTTATATGGCAGACCCAGACCAAAAGGTGGTGGCAAACCATCTAAAGGTGTAACAGCAACAGACAAAAATGGTAATAAATTAACCTTTGTTTCATTAACAGAAGCAGGTAAGTTTATAAAGTCAGATAGACATAGTATAAAAGATTGGTGCGTAATGAATAAATTTAACAAAGGTTTTTACTGGGAGTTTTTCAAATGACAATGACGATAGATGGAAGTTTGGGCGTAACATTTAACGATACTTCGTTACAACCAGCCGCTGCAAGCCCATACGTTCTTAAGAACAAAATTATAAATGGTGCTATGGTTATTGACCAAAGAAATGCTGGTGCTAGTGTTACTCCTACAAATTTACAATATACAGTAGATAGATGGGCTGCTGGGCTTACTCAAGCATCTAAATTTAGCGTTCAACAAGATGCTGCGGCAGTAACTCCACCAGTAGGTTTTTCTAACTATTTAGGGGTAACTTCTTTATCTTCTTATTCAGTTTTAGCTGGTGATATTTTTCTTATTAGACAATATATTGAAGGTTATAATTTTGCTGATTTAGGATGGGGAACAGCCAATGCTAAAACAATAACATTGTCCTTTTGGGTTCGCAGTTCATTGACTGGTACTTTTGGAGGTTCTTTAATGAACTCTGCAGGTAATAGAAGCTATCCATTTACTTATTCAATCTCTGTAGCTAATACTTGGGAACTAAAGTCTGTAACTATTGCTGGTGATACATCAGGAACTTGGATAGGTGCAACTAACGGAATTGGCGTAAGAGTATTTTTTGGTTTAGGAGGCAATACTACCTATAGCGGAACTGCTGGTGCATGGGCTGCATCAGAATTTTATACAGCAACTGGTGCAACATCAGTCGTAGGCACTAACGGAGCTACATGGTACATCACAGGTGTTCAACTAGAACAAAACACAGTAGCAACACCATTTGAACGCAGACTGTATAATCAGGAATTGGCTAATTGTCAGAGGTATTATTGGAAATTTACTGGTCCAGCATATGCTGGTGTTTGTGCTGGATATTCTAATAGCACTACTGGTGGAAATTTTATAATTAAATATCCTGTAACAATGAGAGCAGCTCCTACATTTTCAACTGGCGGATTAAGTATTAATAATACAGCTGGAAATTACGCAGTTACATCAGTTGCAAGTGGATATGCTGGAACAGATACTGCTTTTACTTCTATAACTGTGGCTTCAGGATTAACTGCTGGACAAGGATGTGTAATGACAATAAATTCAGCTGGAACTGGATATTTAGATGGAACTTCGGAGCTATAAAATGTATAAACAATGTAAACAAATATTTCCAGATATGCCAGTATCTTCAGTTATTAGAACAAAAGACGGAGCATTAATCCCATTTGACCCAGCTAACACAGACTACCAAGCCTACTTAAAATGGGTAAGCGAAGGTGGAGTTCCAACACCAGCAGATGAATAAATATACCAAATGGTATAATAACATTATAGCCAAATGTGTAGAACGCAATTGGAATAAAAAAACTTCTGGATGTTATGTAGAAAAACATCACATTATTCCTAAAAGTTTAGGAGGTGGTAATAAAAATAATTTAGTTTATCTTACAGCTAAAGAACATTTTATTTCTCACTTATTATTATCTAAAATGTATGATGGTAAAAGTAAGTCAAAAATGCAACTTGCATTATATATGTTTACTAAAAACCCATCATTAAACAGTAATAGAAAAATGAATTCATATTCTTATGAGTATGCTAAAAAATGTTTAGCTAGTGCTACTAAAACTATTCATACTGGTTTAGCAAAACCTAAATCAGATGAACATAGATTAAAATTATCTTTAGCTTTAAAAGGAAAGCCTAATCCTGCTAGTTCTAAATGGATGACAGGTCGTATAATGCCACAAGAAACTCGTAATAAAATATCTATAGCTGGAAAAGGACGAAAATTTAGTATGGAAGCAAAACAGAAAATTAAACAAGCTGCTTTAGCACAATGGGCTAGATACCACGCTAATGGCAATCAACATACGCCAGAACAGGCTGACTAATGTTTGGCATAAGTGCATTTGCTCAAACACCTTATAGCTCATTAGCTAGTACAACACATTTTGGTGTGGCTAATGTCAATGGTATTGCGTCTGTCACTTGTGATATGTTCTCTACTATATTTGCTTCTTGTGCTATCACAGCATCAGGTTTAGTAGTAGCATCAGGCATCCTTACTAAACTAGGTATAGCAAAGGTAAATGGTTCAGGGGTATTTACAGGTAGTGGCTTTAGGATATTTAATGTATTCCCTGTCGTATCTGCTTCAGCTACAGTCACCGCTAAAGGTTATCGTTTAGGTGAGGAATGGACTACATCTACCGCAGGCACAGAAACATGGACTACCGCTACAACAGGAACAGAAACATGGACAACCTCTACAGCAGGTTCTAATACATGGTCACAAATAGGATAAAACATGGCAACAAAGCGTATAGAATTTACAGAGTGGTTACCAGACCAACCATCACTTTCTAGTGCATTAACAGAAGCTACAAATGTAGTACCAGTAGGTGTAGGATACGCACCATTCCCTGCTGTTGTAAACCTTTCTAGTGATGCGTCAGAGAACTTAAATAATGTCTACGCAGGAAAGTTTGGTGCTATTAATCAATTATTTGCTGGTGGTGCTACAAAACTCTTTAAGTATAATTCTGCAACATTAGCCCTTACTAACGTAAGTAAAACAGGTAACTATAGTGGCTCTGATAGATGGCAGTTTGTACAATTTGGTGATACTTTATTAGCCACTAATAACCAAGCTAAAATACAAGCATGGACTGTGAATAGCTCATCATTATTTGCAGATGTAAATGCCTCTGCTCCTGTGTGTAAGTATATCACAGTCGTAAGGGACTTTGTAGTCGCAGCTAACATTAGTGGAACACCTAACAAAGTTCAATGGTCAGACATCAATGATGAAACGGATTGGACTAGCGGTGGTGCAAGTCAGTCAGACTATCAGATAATCAGCGATGGTGGCGATATACAAGGCATTACAGGTGGCGAGTTTGGTTTAGTCTTATTAGAACGTGGTCTGGTTAGAATGTCATACATTGGCAGCCCTTTATTCTTCCAATTTGACACTATTTCTAGGGGTTTAGGATGCACTTCTGGTGGCAGTATAGCCCACTATGGTGCGACTACTTATTTCTTATCAGATGATGGTTTCTATGCTTGTGATGGCACAAACATTGTAGGTATTGGTGCAGACAAGATAGACAAATACTTCTTTACCCATGTAGACTTAAATAATATTAATGATATGTCTACTGCTATAGATGCTATTAATAACCTAGTGGTATGGAACTATCCTAATACTGACTCTGGTCGTTCATTACTTATTTATAATTTTCAAACTAAAAAATGGGCATCTGCTGAAACAGATACAGACTACTTATCATCTATCGCAACTTCTGGAGTAACGCTTGAGGACTTGGATGCTTTTGGTGCTTTAGAGTCTATTGCAACATCTTTAGACGATAGGTTATGGACAGGTGGTAAACTCTTATTTGGTGCTGTTCGTGATGCTAAAATAGTTACCTTTACAGGTGCTACTACAACCGCTACATTAACTACAGGCGATATAGAGGATGGTTATAATTCGGTGGCTAAACTAGCTAGACCTATTATAGAAAATGGCTCTGGTGACGTTTCTGTGGCTTCTAGGCGTATGTTAGATGACACTATTACATACTCAACAGCAGTATCAGCTTCATCAGAAAATAGATGCTCTTTAAGAAGTGCTGGTCGTTATCATAGAGTTAAAGTAAGCCCTACAGGTTCATGGTTATATGCTATTGGAGTAGATATAGACCTAGAAGGTCAAGGTACTAGATAATGTATCGTAAATTACCACAAATAGGTGGCACTCCTAGAGAAATATCAGAGGTTGTAAATAACCTTGTAGAAGGCAAGTCTAATAACACAGGTGACTTTGTAACTACAGCACATGCAACAAGCTCAACACTTTCTAATGAACGTATAGGGTTAAATTCAGTCATCTTATTCATGCCTATCAACCATGACTCTGCTGCTGAATT